CGTGGAAAGAAGTTCAGCCCGATAAATAAATCATCCCATGCGTCGGTACCATCGGTACGAAGTTCGAGCGGATCATCTTCAGTCTCTCCAAGTTTCTCTCCAGCTTTGTCTTTCTCGAACCCAGTGCGACCCATCCTGATGCCACACATCTCCATTGATGGAAGCAGCGCCGGATTGTTTGCCCTGTTAAACTTTGGAAACAAATACTTGCGACCTTTCAGTGCATCGTCGATAACCTGATGTTTCACTTTGTGTGTCCAGGTATTACCAATGTAGACTGGCTCAACGTTCCATCCACGCTTTGACAACTCTTCAACAACAATCTCCTGAAAGTTTGGTGCATCTTCATCGGCATAGGCTCCATCGAGCGCGGTTGAGTTGTAGTAGTATATCACATCACGATTAAGGCTGTGCTCATAGTAGTCACACCAGTTACGGCACAACTCTCTAAGCTTATTATTGAACTTCACATACTTACTCATCAATGTCTTCATTACAGGCTCAACGCGCTGACCAGTAACAACCCAGTTGATATTGGCATTGTAGTCGAAGGCAATGGCAAGTGGTACCGATTTATCGACATCACTATCTTTTAAACAGTTGTCATCTGATATCCTGTCAAGATCCAGCGTTCCTTTAACTGTTCTAAGGTTATCGAGGTATGTGACATTGTCTGCATCGTAATAGTGTATCTCAGGCTGAAGATTAGGATAGAACCCATCGGTTAACTTCCTGATGCGTTTATTCATGATCGATGTCTGAAAAATGACTGGAGGCAAAATGAGCTTTTGTTTCTTGATATAGTCAACTCCAACGATTTCAAGGTTTTCAATAGTATCGTATTCCTTATATAGGAATGCGTTTTGTCTCAAGAAAAACAGTTCATCTCTCAAATGTTGTATCTGTCTGATAGCATTTACAGGCATTTCGGGCATTGCGCTGTATTTATCTCTCAGGTAATTAATGTGTGAAATGGTATCTTCAATAGCTTTGATGAGTTCCGGATCCATTTGCTTTTCCTGATCGAGTACCCATTGACCTTCTTTGCTGGTAGGCATATCCGAAACAATAGTTAGTCCTTTCCATTTGTGGCAATTTTCAAAGCGTGGATGTGTGCCTGACATGGTCGGAACAACCTCTTCAAACAGTTTTTCCTTATTGATTGATCGCGCTTCGTCAATTTTACCCCAGTCGGTAGTGAGTGAGTTGGCCGAAAACTTAACGTCTTGACTCAGCAGATAAACACAGGTTCCATTGTAAAAATGAATAGCCTGACCCCAATCAATTGGCTCTACAGTGGGAAGAGCAAAATTCATAAATTTCGGAGCCTTGCGACCAACAAAATAATGAACGTCGCGTTGGTAACCATACCTTTTCAAGAAAGTCATTGTGGCCGGAAGTGTTTTTCCCAACAATTGTTTGAAGTTTCGCTGGTACAGGAAACCAGATGAACCTGGCATATTCTGAACGTCGTACAACAAATCAGGTCCTTCTATTCCATCTGATTTACCAAAACGGCGAGAACCAACAATACATTTACTGTTTGGGTTGATTTCGTGCACATACATTTGTGCTTTATTAAAATAGGCTTTTTTACTCGTTTCCATCGTTCACTTCGGTAAATGGTACATCTTCAACTGGTGCAGAGCCATATTTTTTACGGAGTTTAGCCATAACTTTTTCCAGATCTGCAATTGGTTTACGCCCAATGACCGAAACGTCGGTCGATGGTTCCAGGTTAAGTGGAATAATATCGGCCCATGGGATTTGTTCCGAAACATCTTTGTCGAGTTTATTGACTTTGACCAATGCCTGGCCTGCCCTGATCATCGCTTCAGCTTGTTTTACTTCGAGAACTGTTTTGGCTTCAACGGCCATTTTGTAACCCTCACGAATCATGTAGTTTGCCGTGTGCCGGTGAAATTCAATGCTTACTCCTTTTACATTTCCGATCAGAAGTTTGATCCGGGATAGATCACGGTATGCGGTCGATTTGCTTACATTCAGAATGTCAGTGAGGTAATAAATCATTTCTGAATCGTTTTTTTCAGGATGCGCCAACCAATGGGTATAAGCATCGCGATATCGCAGAATCATATCCTGTTCATCCCTATCAAAATGAACCGGAAGATCATCCTGATCAACGAACAGGTACTTATTACATTTTTCAAGAAAACTATCGGTCTCTTTTTGCACGGCGTTCGGCTATTTCTTGTTGATTTATCATTTGTTTGGCCATTTCTTCGGCCTGTGGACTGCCATGTTTGGCCATTTTCACAATATTTGCATGGATATCCTTTTTGCTTTCTGTTTTTCCCCTGAAATAAGCGGTCCAGACAGCGCCTTTTTTCCTGCTGATATCATTCATAAATTCGGCTTCGTCCAGATCCATCAATACCGCAATTTCTTCCGGTTCCAGAAATATTCCGGAAAGCGTTTCAATCTCTTTGAGCTGTACTTCAGTTAAATTCATCGGGAGTAACTTTTAAGCTTTCTGAATACCAGTTTTCGTAATGAGCCAACATGCTTTGATAATGCCAGGGAACTGAAATAATGACTCCGGCTTCTTTTTTATCGTTGATATTCAGGTTGGCGCTGGTAATCACAACTACCTTCCAGTTTTCGTTTTCAATAAATGCCGTTTTTGCATGAATATTGGTCATTCCAATTTCGTTGATCACATTTGAAGCAAAAAACAATAATCCAAGGCGATATCGTTTAACTGATAAGTCGAATAAACAGGTCATTGAAGTAATCATTCCCGACTCCTGAAGTCTCAGAAAGCTTCGGATTGCCGTTTCGGTAATCGAGAACGAACTGATCCGTACTTTAGCCGGTCCTGTTTGTTCCAACAAATGTGCAATCAGCTCATGTGTTGAAAAATCAGCATCTGAAACGTAAGGGAAAATGCTGTCAGGCTTCAGCTGAATGTTGATTTGCTTTTTCAATGTCTTCGGTATAATCAATTCCCCATGCGGTTAACTCATCCATCCGGGTTTGCAATTCTTCAGGCTTTTTCCCGGTACCGTAATTTCGCTGGATGTAAGTTTTATTGGCCTTGATGCGTTTTACTTTATCAATAGCATCTTTTCCGGCCTGATCAACCAGGCGTTGCTCTACGGTTTTATCCTTGTTTTCTTTCCACCATTCATCAATATCATCGTAACACTGGCGGATCACCTTTTTATTGTCGAGGATCTGGCCGCTCAGCTCTCCACGTTTTTCCTTTTTCGTATCATCATCAATCAGGAGCTTCAGCAAAGCATGAAGCGTTTTATTCTGATTCGATAATTCTCCGGCAGTCCTGAATTTATCCTGGTAAATGGCCGGAAGTTCCTCAAACCTTACAACCGGGTTTGCATCAACCATTACACGTGTTCCACCAGTAACTTTTTCAGGTTCTGAGATATTAATCTTGGCAGTTTTTCCACCGCCCACTGAGCGCGAAGCTGTCGAAGTGGGCTTTACATACAGTTGTGCCCTGATATCATACACTCTCGCATGATACAGCAATTTATTGCGGAGCATGTTGATTTGAATCTTCCCGGGCGTTTTTGTACTCAAAAAAGCATTCGAATCAGAATCAACTGCCAGATTCTTAAAAATTCGTAATCCAACCGCATAATCTTTCATGCCGTTAGCCATATAATCAGCTAATTCTTCCTGTTGTGTCATGAGTTTTTAATTATTTCGTTTATACCGGATAAATGAAAATCCCAATAAATTAATACTAATGCAATCCTTTCCGTTATAAAAGCGTAAGAACCACAACCAAGGTTTTGGAGTTGAAAATTTAGGTTTATCATACCGAAGCAAACTATCCCAACTGATATGCCATTTGCCTTTATGAATTAAAGTATACGATTTCCACATTGATCCTCCTTTGTACCATGGATAAACAAATTCTTTTGTTTTCGTTTTTCCATACATATAGTCTTTGGGATCACTTCCCGGAATATCAGGCCTTTCAGTAATTACTTCAACCGGAGCTGCTAAATCATGCTGTTCATTCACTGGAATATCGGAATGTTCCGGATCCAGTTCAACCGGAGCTTCTGAATCATGCGGTTCACTCACCGGAATATCTGGTCTTTCAGGTATATCTTGCACTGGAGCGACAACAGTAATTATCCTTTGTGGCCTGATATTTTTTATTTTGGCATAGTAGATTAACTTTTGATTGAGCAGATTGATCTGAATTTTGGAGGGGTTATCCGTTTCAAAGTAAAGATTATCGCTGGCATTGATGCCAAGGTTCTTAAACAAATAAACACCTCTTTGATAATCTTTCATTCCGGTGGCCATGTAATCGGCCAATTCATCGTGTATGATCATGATTATTTTTTGTTTTAAACCTCCCTATTTTGTGCGCACAAAAAAAGGACTATAAAAAAAGCCCCGATTACTCAGGGCTCTTCATCCGCCAACCGGCTGATTACTTTTCAAATCGCGACGGATCAGGAAACAGGTCCTTAATCAGCTTTTGCAGATCAGTGCTCATGCCCGATTCTGCATTATTCATGTATTTCTTCACCTGCAGCTGGGCTTTAATGTTTGCCCAATTCGGGTTCGGACGGTTAATGCAAAATCCCTGGTTGTTTTTCAGGTCGAGCGTGTCCCAATATGGGATCCAGTCTTTGAACCAGTAGTTGTAATAAATTTGGGTGAGCACAATCGGATCGGTAAGCATCGAGTACTTTTCGATCAGGAATTTCAGTTTACTTTTTTCGAATCGGTGGGGAATATGTACTCCGTAATTCAATGTACTTAAACCTTCTTCCTGCAATAATTTCAATGTGCGGATGTTGTCTCGTCCCCAGATCGTTTGTGGCGACAGCAGCGAAACATTGCTTTTCAGATCGTTCACTGCTACCGGCAGGCACATATCGGCGTACATCACTTTATTGATCAGGTAGATGTCGTCATTCATCCAGAAATATTCTTCACCAATATCCGGATGATTGATCACCGCCAGATGTTTGTGCAAAATATCGATGCGCGGGGTTTCTCCGGAATATTCAACAGGAATAAAATTCACTTCATCCGGATTAATCCATGCC